CTACCCACGCTAACCTATCCTAAGAGTCGAAAGTCCTACCCTAGGATGGTCCCTTTGCTGGGGACCAAACGGAGAATTTATCTCCTGGTAGTAACTTAAGGCCCTCTGGAGCTCAGACCTCACTACAAGGAACTCACGGAGTGACCCGAATTGATCAGCTCGCGGATGTTTGATAGCTATACTAATACAGCTTTCAATATCATCCATAAGCGAGTCGATCTCAGCGGGTTGTCCCTTCATTCCTATCAAGTGAGCGAGCGCCAGGGTTAGCGGGCTCCCATAGAAAGCCACCTCTGGCTTTCCGGGTATCTCCGTATTCCGACACAATCCGAGCATGCTCAGTAGAGTGTGGTCTGGATACGAAATCCAGGAAACAGGGATACCCTCCGCGTGTCTCTTTGCGAGCTTGGCCAGATAAAGACCAAACTCTGACCTCGTACCGATGTAGGCGCGAACACCATCTTTTTCCAAGATGAGATTCATCGCTTCCAGAATACGAGGTGAGACCTGCGTAACCAACGGCTCTTGAGTCCACAACTCTGAGTCCACGTCGAATACGTGGAGGTAAGAGATGGAGCAAGTTGTCTGATGCATTCCAGAATCCTTTATTAAAGAGATTATTGGAAGTATCAATAACAGCTTGAATCGCCGCTGGGGCGTCAGCAGTTACTGTCTTCGGCTTTACGGGGGTAACATCGTTCCCCCCGTAAGCGTCCGAGCCACAAGATTCCCTAAAGAATCCGGTGACATACGATTTACTCGTATTCACCTTCAACTGAAGGGTCTCCATAACGGCCAGTAACGGCGCATACCCACGTGATGGCAATATAATATCATCGCCATACACGCGAACCTGGTTCGACAATTTCCAAATTGAGGACCAGTTGATAGAACCCCTAATGCTAACACCAAGTGCTAACACTAGGAAAACGATCGACTGGACTGGAAATGTCGTAGCTGAACCTTGAGAGGCAAACTTCTTGAGTTTCAAGAAGCTCTGGACATCCGAGATTTCATCACGGGTGTACCTCGTTCGTACGGCGTGCAGAGCGTGCAATAACGGAGTATTTCTCCGAAACACACGTTCCACGGTCCAGCACGAAAGACGATCGCTAGCAGACGATAAGTCTACCGTCGCAAGCGAACGATCCAAGGAAGACTTGATAACCATTTCACTTGAAAGGTCTTGACGACGGAAGTTTATGAAAGATCCTTTAAAAAGGGTCTCCATTCGCTCCTGAAGAAACGACCATACCAATTGCTGACAGTATTGATGAGCTGTCGGCTCAGCAGCAATAAGGCGAGGTGCCTTAGCTGTTTTTGGTACTTGTATCAAGCGTGAGGCGACCTCGTGATTATGAGGTCTCTCCACGTCCGAAGACGCCGTTTTACCGACGAACTCGAACGGGAAATAGTTATCAAGCTTATGCGGCCAATTTGGGAAACACGATTTCTCATGATTCCCCAAACGTTCCGCAACAGCTCCAGGCCCATGCTTGAAGCCTGTGCCACGGCCCTCCGACTCCCTTGACCCTGAAAAGTCAATTGAATCAAAAGGACCAATAGCATCAGCGAAGAGGTCAGCAACTTGCTGAACTCTATCGAGGAGATATTCGAGACGCTCATTATCTCGTCTCCGACTTAGTCTTTCTTCGGGGCTTTCGCCTTGCGAGAAAAGATCGACCGGATAAGAGGAATGAGAGTAGGCAGTAGACTCGCCAAGATGGCGATCGTCTGCCCCGTTCTCGAAATCGACGTCGTCGGAATCCCATCGAACGGTGGGAGACCGGAGTTGTCGTTCGATTCCATGGTACTCTCCTATTGTCGCAGCAATGCGACTTTTAGAGCATTCCGTGGCTATCTTCTTTCCAAGGCAGGAAATCTGCCGAAGAAATAGGATGGCTAAAGAATCGACTCCAGCTGTCAAGCAGCCGTCATTATCGAACACACGTAACCAAAGTCCCGAGAGGAATCTCGGCACCTTGACCTTAGCAGAAACCACTCGAGAGAGCGGTCCCTGTATAGGCAGACGTCCAGTCTCTAGCCCCTCCAAAAGAAGGGCATCGAGATTTGGGAGGTCTAGGGTAAAGAACCCTATTCCTCGTGATCGACTAAGTAGGGTAAGGTTCTCAAGATCGAGTTCCAACCCCCTTATCGACGGGTATGCTGCACGAACGTCTTTAAAAACGCCGTGCATGACATGGAGAAGAGCATTAACCTGGCTTTTCATGCCTATTCCTTTATAAGAGGAAACGGTATCCAAGCCACGGACTCTCTAACTTCACACCTTTCTCATGGGTGTGTAACGGAAACTTCGCTGGCTATCTCTAGCTTTCGAAGTTGACCATCTTCGTGATGTTACTCCCTGCGCTTGCGCTCAGGTAGTTACACAGTCCGACGGCCACGCCGACCGGATCGGTCAGGGTATCACCCTGCTCGTTCTCGACGGTCACCGTACACCTACGAATGTAGGATCGGGTAGCCGGGGCGACGGGAAACACCGTCCACCGAAGCTCGATGTTATGGCGATCAATCGCCACGCCACGAGCTTTATCGGTTCGCGTAGTATTCCGAATGAACATGCGGAATTCATCCGTGCTCGACCGGAGCAGCCACTCAGATGAGTACTGATCCTGATTGATGCGGATGAGACTTCTCGCAACAGCATTCACCGTTACGCTTTGAGGGTCCGTGAACATGCTTATTCTCCTATTTTGGCTAAGTTTCGAGTAACACGGGATTTTAAGCCCGCGTTACTGCTAACGAGGCCAAAATGCCCAACTGGTTCCCGCTGAGAAACGGGAACTGGGCAGTGACAGAGGGCGATACGGAGGTACGAGTCTTCCCCTCCCGGATTATTTGAATAGGCTGCAATCGATATCGATTGCCATTATTAATGCCTGTTAATCCAGGAGAAGACCACTCCGTATGAGTATGCAGCATAACCACGCAAGTGGTCAGCTGTGCTGGGATGATATTCCGAGAGGCCTGAAGAAAGGTCCCAACGTTTGCACCCCAGTCAATGAGCCAGCTCCATGGTATAAGTTCCCAAACTGTAGAGAAATCCACAGTGAGACCTAATACACAGCGCTGAATCAACTTACTCATCTCTGCTGGCGTGTACATTTTAGAAAGATCACCGATGGGTAACCACCGGCAATGAACTTTCTTAGTGAACACCGTGTTACCTCTTGCTCGAGTACTGAGAAAAATCCCATTACTCTGCTGAGTCCATAGGACATCAGATGCAAGAGAACTCTGGCCAGCTATGACCGTCCTACGTAGTCCCTTTCGGCTTTGTAGACGTTTCACCTCCAAGACTCGTCGTGAGACTTGATCATGGAAGTTAAACATCTTGAAGACGTCATCAACTACGGGTTTTATCCCGAATTGATAACGTAGATTCTCCCTTCCCAATTCTTTAATAAGGCTTGCGCCTCGTTTCTGAATAAGTTGGAAGATTTCTCCGATTTGGAGAACCTCAACCGGAACGTCCACGTATGGACGCGAAGGGTTAGGTTCTTGCAGCAGCTGAAGTAGCCGCTGCAATATCTCCTGGGACTCCTTGAACATTACCAATGTGAGGCCCTGCGACTGTTGACCGCAACATATCACAGACATAGGATTCAAATCCAGTGCCTGTAACAGAAAGCGGATAGTCGACGAGCCCACCAGAAAACCTCCATGAAGCGCCATTTATAGGCCGACAGTCACCCGGATCAGTAAAATCCGTGAAACTTTCGGTACTATTAATGATATTCACAGGGGCGACCAGCGCACCAGATTGCCATCGTTTACCACCGTTTATAGTGGTGGATCGCGATCTGTCTCGTTGTGTCATGGTAATGTCACCGTCACTAGATGAGGGATTGGCTTCAAATCGGGGATTATTTCCCCTCTTTGAGAACCATGTAGGGTGGCCGAAAGG